TGTTGTAATAAATCACTTCTTTGTTTTAAATTTTTTGTAATCTGTAAATAACTTTCTTCATCAATAGCATATACACAATTTTCACAAATATAACTATATCTCACTGTAGAATCTTTTCCGTCTGGAAATAAAAAACCGTTACCATATTTTTTAAAAGAAACATTTATAGGTGTCTTATACATCTTGCCTCCACATGCACAAATTATAAATTCACCTTCTTGTAATAAATCCTTAATCTTAGCTCTAATGTCTATATTTACTCTTCTTAGTTCTACTAATTTATCTATCTTCTTTTGTATTTCATAATCATCATGTTTAGGTCTTGATATATTTGTCTTTTTATCTGGAAAGAATAATAATATGTCTTGTTTAATAATTTCAAGTTGTTCATCTATAGCTAAAAGTAATGATTCGAAAAATTTCCTATCAGAATTTTTTTCGATTATTAATTCTCTTTTTTCGTAATGGTCTTTTATTTTAATATAATATTCAAATTCCATATGTTAAATTTTCTAATAAAAGTGGTTCATCTATCGGTTCAACCCCTTTTATTATATCCTCTTTTAATTTTCGTAATTCCTCAATATACTTTTCAACGAGTGGTTTATCCAATTCAATATGAAAAGCTTTTATTGAATTGTTATCCTTACATTCATAAAGTAATATACCTTTATAAATATTTGTATAATACATATAAAATTGTAATTGTAATAAATGTGTGTGTGAAGGTTTACTTAATTTATTAAAAGTCCACATGCTGCAACTTTTAATTTCAACAATATAATTCTTTTCACCATCGCTGATTAAACAATCTAATCTGCCATGTAATAAATCATTATTAATTTCCAATTCAGCTCCTACTAATATTCCCATTTCTGCAAACCATTTTATAAATCTTTCATGAACTTTATTTCCATTTTCCAATGCTCTTATAGTTTTTGCATTAAATTTTTCAGAAGTTTTTAAATTTTTTAATTTTTGATAAAGTTCTTTTTTTGAACAACCTAATTCTGACATATAAAAATAATTTCTTTCTTTTTTATTATTTTCCGGTTTATTATTCAAATAATAATCAATTGCTTTATCTAATTCAAAAGATTCTTCTTGTTTAAAACCTAAATCTGTTTTAATCGTCATTAATGTACTCCGATAAAGTGTTTTGCTTTTTTATATATTTTAAATAACATTCTTCATTCATTTTGTTTAAATCAGCTATACCACGCACAAGATTATTAATTTTATTATATAAATCAGTAATATATTTTTCTTTATCTATTTCATATTTTAATTCCGTTAACTGGTCTTCACTATCAAATGCAATTGATTCTATTTTAATTATTTTATTTTTATAATTAAGGACAGGATTATTTAATTTTTTAACATATAGTATATAAAATTTATTTCCAACTCTGAATTTTGTTTTTAAATTTATATTACTCCACAAACTTGCTTTTACCGCAGGTGTAATAGTAAGATATGCATCTTGTGGTTTTTCTAACTTACTCGGTATTTTAAACCAATTAATGTCATCATTTTCAATAATTAATTTATAATACTTATCCATTGTTTCTTTAATTTTTTCATTATTTAATATTGCTTCAGCTATTGCAAATTGTGCTTTTTTACAAATTTCTATTGTATTAGATTTTTTTAAATCAAGACCCATATAATGAATTTCGTTTATTTCTTTACCATCATAATATTTTAATTTTCCAATATATCTTTTTTTAACATCTACTAATAATAATGATTTATAAATTTTTTCTATGTCCATTTTTAAAGTATGTCCTTCAATATATTCTTTAGGTAAATACTTTGACACAAATTCATCTATTGCATTTTTAATAATAGGTTGGATATTTATTTTTATTTCATTCAAATTTTGTTCTACATTTTCATTCATATCATGTAATTGTACAAATAAACTATCAGTGTCTCCACTTATTGTTTTATAATTATTTAATACTAATTTATATTGCACCCATTTAGCTAACATTCTCGCAAACGCTGTTATTGCATTTGCATTATTTAATTTAAATAATCTAAACCCAGGATATGCGCACGCACCATAAACACCATTAATTAAAAATTTATAAGAAAATTGATTATTATATGCTTGTTCATATTCTGTTGTACCATATTCATATTTATACATTTCTTTTTTTGCATCTTTTCTTAAATTAATTAAATTAGTAACAGCAGTTGTTAATACACCTTTATTATTTAATTTATATGTTAAATTGGCAATAAATTTTTTAGTTCTAATTTTATATTTGATTTCCTTTTTATTATCGTCCCATTCATACATTTTTTCATTTAAAATATCTGTCACATCAACATCTTCATCTATTGTTGGGTCAAAAATAATTATTTCTTCTTTAATTAATTTTTCAGACGATAAATTAAATGTTTGTATTAATGACGGATAAAAAGCACTGAAATCAAATACTGCTATGTTGTGGTAAACATTAGAAATAGGTTCTCTTACTAATCCTCCTGCAATTCTTTTATCTAACGATATATCATATACTTTAGAAGGAAATATAAAATTATCTTTATTTTGTTTTAAAATATACGAATCTAAAACACGTCCGGTTGAAAATACGTCATTTATATTATACAAACATGATTTATCACGTATTGCAATATATCTGTTAATAATCTTCATTTTTTCATCTAATTTTTTAATTAAATAAACATCTACATAATTATATTTTTCAATAAATTCTGGGTCTTCTAACCATTTAGCGCCAATATCAAAATGTGTTTGAAATTTATTTATACCTAATTCTTTAAACGCTACAAAATCTAATTTAAAACTTTCTAATTCTTTTGCAATAATATTTTTATAAGCAGTTAATAAATCAAAATAATATAAACCTCTAATCTGGACATTTTTCTGATTTTCTATTTTACCAAATCTTTTACCATACACACCTGGACCATCTTGCCATGTTACTAAACCTTTATAAAATTTATCTGTATATTTTGTATTATAAAAAGGTGATAATTTATTTATATTTAATTTTAATCTTTCACATCTTGCTACTAAATAAGAAATATCAAACGAAACATTCCACGAGGTTATAAAATCAGGCTTAGTAGAAACTATAAAATCTAAATAATTATTCAACATATCTTTTTCATCGTTAAATCTTCTTATTTCTAAAATTCCTTCTTCCTTCAATTCTTCAAAAATTTCATTATCATATTTTTCATGCCATATCCATAAATAAGAACGATTTAAATAATTATCATAACACGCTAATGAAATTATTTTTTCATTAGGATTTAAATAATCAGGAAATCCTTTTATTGAAGTTGTTTCAATATCTAAATAATTTATTCTTAAATTATCACTGGTCACTTGTTCAATGTTATCAATAAACCATTTATTAATTGGCATTATGTCACCTTCGTACACAGTAAACATTTTTTTAATTTCATAAATTTTAAAAGGAAATTTAAGTGTAACTTTTAAAATTTCCTTTTCTTCATCAAGAATAAATTTTTTTCCAGCAGGACGAATATCAATTATATCATTCATAAAATGATTTTTTAAAGCTTGTTTATCTTCGACATTAATATAAAAATAATGTTCATACCCTTCTATTTCAGTTAATATTTTATTTTTATTCTCATCTCTCGTATAAAGAAGAATTTTAGATTTCCAATTATCTAAAATATGTTCTATAGAAACTAAATTTTTTATAATCATTTCAATAAAATTAATTTTTAATTGCAGCTAAGAATTCTTCCTTAGGATTTTTATTTTCCGGGGGATTTAAAAATTTTCCTCTTACTGCAGAAGTAACTGTTTTAGCACCGGGTGTTCTAACACCTCTCATTACCATACACATATGTTCTGCTTCAATATATACCATTACATCGGGGGATAATTTATCAACTAATACATCAGCTATTTGTTTTGTTAATCTTTCTTGAACTTGTGGTCTTTTTGCAAACACTCTCATAATTCTAACTAATTTACTTAACCCAATCATCTTTCCATTAGGTATATATGCAATATGTATTTTACCAAAAAATGGAACTAAATGATGTTCACAAAAACTATAAAATGGAATGTCTTTAACTATTACCATATCATTAGCTTCAGCTGTAAATACTTTTAAATATTTATTTACATCATCATCATAACCGTCCATTATTCGTGAATACATTTCAGCAACTCTTTTAGGTGTTTCTAATAAACCTTCTCTTTTAGGGTCGTCACCAATTGCTTCAAGCATTAAAGTAACTGATTGTTTTAATTTTTCTTTATCTATCATTTTAAAATTTTTCTTAATTTATTTATATTTTTTAATGTATATCTTCTTTGTTTAAAAGTTAATTTATCATTCATTTCTATTTTTTCTTTAGGTTTATATTGGTCATATTTATTAATTAATTGCAAATTTTTACCATATCTTGCTATTAATTTACTATCACAACTTCTAACAAAAGGTCTTTTATTTAATTCATAAATCTCGAAAATATTATTAGAACCTAAACAATGAATTGGTTTTTGTATAACTTCAATATTATCTAAAAATAATAATCTATTAATTGCTCTGTCTTGTTCAGTATTAAATTTTAAACCATTAAAATTCATTCTAAAAGGAATTCCGATAACATCAATAGAAGGTTCTGATAATAATAAATCATACATTATTTTATATTCTTCATAATTCTTACCTTGTATAACAGCGTGTAATTTTATTTCTTTTTGATGTAATAACCAACCATACTTTTCTATAAAAAAATATAATTTTTCTATAGTTTCTTGCATATTACCAATTACATCAGGTACTATTATTTCATCAACTTCCATTTCTATTGCTAATCTAACATATTCGTCATTATTAATTGTATCACCTTCCGCCGCTCCATTATCCATAATAACATATTTATAAGTATATTTAAAATACTCTTTATATTTTTTATCTTCTAAACAACATGGTGCAAGACAAAATAATATATCCCCTTTATCACTAATTTTATTTAACGAATTTGTTGGTGCTATAAATGCTAATTTCATTTTATTTATTTTTAATTATCTCTTTTAATAAATTTAATATGTATTTCAACTTTTTAAAGTTAACGGTTAACATATTAATAATAATTTATTTATATTCAACAGGGTCTTTCATTCCAGCTTTAGCAAATGCTTCTAATCTTTCAGTACAACTTCCACACTTTCCACATGCTTTTTCTAATCCTTTATAACAAGTCCAAGTTAAAGAATAATCAACTCCTAATTCTTTTCCTTTTATTGCTATATCACCTTTATCTATATTTAGATAAGGTGCATGTAATTCTACATCATTCCAATCGCATATCTTAATAGCTTTTTGCATTGCTTCTACGAATTCAGGTCTACAATCAGGATAAATTGCGTGGTCACCTGCATGTGCACCATAAAATAAATGTTTTGCATTTATACTTATTGCATAAGATGCGGCTAAACTTAACATAACCATGTTCCTATTAGGAACCACAGTTTGTTTCATATTCTCATCTTCATAATTTCCTTCTGGAACTTCCCAATCTTTTCTTGTCAATGACGATGGTGCAACATCATTTAATATACTTAAATTCAATACTTTTTGAACTAAGCCTAATTTGTCACAAGTTTTACGTGCATATTCAAGTTCTTTTTTATGTCTTTGTCCATAATTAAAACTTAAAACATTTGCTTCATAACCTTGTTGAATTATATCATAAAGTAATGTTGTCGAATCCATTCCTCCTGACAAAATAACAACTGCTTTTTCTTTCATATTAAACCTCCTTTCATTTTTAAATTATACACCTCTTTTATTATCATAAGCAAGAGTATGTATTCTTGCTCCAAATTTATAATCTTTTTCTAAACAATATTCAATTACTTCTGGCATTTTTTCAATTTGCTCTTTTCTACTTTTTCCTTCTGGCATTATATAAACTCTATTATTAGAAATGTTTAATTTTCTAATTATATCTTCCCACCATTTATCATTTGCATTTTCATAAACAAATTTAAACCAAGTCTTTGGTTTCATTTCAATTTCATTA